CCTACAGATCCTAGGGTTTTCATCTCTCTGAAATAAGGTTCTGCTTTAGGAAAGATCTGCTTGAATTGTTTAAAGAATTCTAACAGAGTAGGTTTTATATGCTCCTTCTTTATCGGTGCGGTACTATCAAAAACGTTTCCTCCCATAATTTAATTTTCTATATACCTAAAGATAGTAATTTTAAGTGTAAAACACAAAGACTATATAAGATAAATAGGATTAAAGTTTGATTGTTGTCGGAAAGCTATTGAAGATAGGTTCTGTGGTAGGGTGCTCTATTTGGTATAATCTATAAATGAGTTGAAAGAGTTCGAAGTTCTTATCAATATCATCTATTGGCTTTAATTCCCAGCCTTTACCAAAATACTCTCCCTCTTTTTTACTCTCTGATCTTTTAGTTGATTTCAGCCAAAGAATAGCAGTTCTATCTATCTTAATTCCTTTTACTTCTTCGATTGCTTTAGCATAAGCAGCCAGTTGAAGATCGTAAGATTTATGTAGGCTGTTAGAGGTTTTATAATCTATTAACCAGATTTGTCCGTTAATCTTAACAACTAAGTCTGCAGTACCTGCATACTTGTGTGTATCTGAGTAAGTAAATTCTTCGGTAAAGATTAATTCTGGTTTTGCTAAATCCCAGAAAGCCTTGAACTTATTAATCATTCCCCAGACTACCTCATTGTATTTAGCATTTCCATAATCATCTAGCCAAGATATTTCTTCTCCTAAAATTAACTGCTCGATTGCATTATGTGTTTGAGTGCCTTCATCCCCGGCTTTTCTCATAATGAGATCCGAGTTATGTCCTACGTCTTTCAACCATGTTTCAAAGAATTTATTCTTTGGCATGTGCTGTAAAACGGTTGTTACGGAAGGATAATAAACTCCTTCATCCCTCTTATAAACTCGTCGATCAAGGAATGTAATTTGTTTTAGTTCAGGATTAAACGATAACCTTTTTTTAGCATTCTCTACAAGAATGTTAACTCCTTTTTGAATCATAATTAAGTTAGTTTATACTGAAGGAGTTTACCTAGTGTTATCTCTTCAGCATATTGTATAAATCGGGTAAAACTCTCGAATCCCATTTCACTAGGATCTTTTTCTTGAATATCAACTAGGTATACCCTTTTACCCATCTTCAAAAACTGTTCTGTATATTTTAATGCTTGTTTAAAAGCATCTTTATCTAAGGCGATATAAATAGCTTCTGTACTGCTTCCTACTATCTTCCGTAATAAGCTCTTAGACAAGGTATTTCCCAGTACAGGTACAGCGTTTCTCTTTACTGCTATAGCATCAAATACTCCTTCTACTAATATCACCGGTTGATTCCAGTTTATTAGGTTTTCAAATATAATGATATCTTTGGAGGCGTCTGGATTCCTGTACTTATGATATGCATTTTCAAATGTCCTTGCTACAAAGAAGTTCAATTGATTATTTTCATTATAAGAAGGTATTACGATTCTGTCCTCGTATTCTCCTGAAGTACAATATCCTATATTATATTTTAAGAAGTCCCTATCTGTTAACTTCCTTGCATACAGGTATTTTCTTACTTTGTTTGCTGTAAGGCTGGTTGTAGATGCATTATAGAGAGGTTGAAATTCTTCAGGTAATTTAACAGATTCTATCTGTGCATAAAACCTCTCTTCTCCTTTCCCTACGTACTTTAGAATTTCATATGCCTGTTCGGCAGGTACATGTAACTGTTGTAATAGAGATTTAATAGTCCTTCCTTTGAATTTACATGTCCAGCATTCAAAAGGATTTTGCCCTTTAGTATCTGTATCAAAATTGATCTCTAACTTAGGCTTATGGTGATTGCATTTAGGGCAAATAAAAGCGTAATTACCTCTTGCTCTTTTGTAAGATTTTCCTAAAATATTCTCTATAAAACCTAACAGTACCGAACTATTCATATATACGCAACTAGTTTATAACTGTAAGATAATAAAAAAAGCTCAGAATTCCAAGCCTTAAATCTCTCTAGACATCTACCATTCTTAAATGGCCGTCTTTATCCTTCATGAAATTATCTGATTTGATATCTAGCTCTGTAGGATCAATTCCTAGAGATTCAGCTTCATATTTTAAATTCTCTAGAAATTCCTTAGAGATTAATCCTTCATATTTCTGTAGGATCGGCATTGTGATTATACCTAGTTTAGTATCAATTACGTCCACATCTAATATCGGTACAAAGAACTTAGTAGTTTTTCCTTTAAGAATTTCTGCATGTTCTAACTCAACTTCGTCAGTAGTTACTTTTTTTACAACTCCGTCTAATTCGTAGGCAGCTCCTCCATCTCCTGATCCTAAAAATTTAGCTCCTTGTTTTTTAAGAAGGTCAACTTGAATTTGATACTCCCTGGTTGGTTCTAGTATTTCTTGAAGAATAGAGGTTATAGTTATCATATTGGTTATTGTAAAAAATCTTTTTTAAAGTACCTACCTTCGATATTATCGTTTATGTAATTAGAATCCGGCTCTATCACTCCGTTCATAAATAAATACTTATTTTCATAATAAGTTAAGAGCTTTTTCAATGGTACAAAGATAAGAATCTCTCTAGAGAATTCAGACTGTTTACCTGCTTTAATCATCTCTTTTATTTCTGGATGAGATCCGTAATATGTTTTCCAGTCAGATTCTTTTTTAACTGTTTTACTTTTACTGCCTCTTTTATCTGTCAGTAGTGCTAATTCTTTTTTTCCTAATGCTTTTTTCTGTACAGATATCAGTTGTTTTCTTCCCAGGTATTTCTTACCTGTCGGTATGTGTGTAACTTCGTAGACAAATCCGAATGGTGATCCGGGAATATCCTCGATTGTTTTAATTTCCTGTCCTTGATATAACCACATAATTCTCTTTTAAATATCCATTTTTACAATGAATGTCATTTCTGTATTAGCAGACTTAGGTACTGGTTGATTCATTTTTCCTACTGCTATTAATTCATTCGAATCATTATAGAGTCCGACTGCTGTGATGTAGGGCTGAAAAGCACTACCTGTTATATTATCACTTAGGTTGCCTAAGAATTGTCTGCTCGAAGTTGAGTAAGTATCCCCGTTATTATCGTGAGTCTCTCTTAAAGAGGCTGATTGAGCTGAGATATTGTAGGTGAAGTTAAATTCTGTTTCTCTTAGCCTACAGTGGTAATTGTAAGTGTAGATTGGCTGATTCGATTTCCAGTTCATACTTCCACTTATGTAATTCCCAATTGCGGCATAGTAATAAGGATGCGTGATAATTACTTGACCATGAGTGTATATGATATTTCCTACATACTGAATAGGACTAGAACCACTTATATACAGGTTGCCTTCTCCATCGTCTAATATATTTCCAATTAAAAGGATTTGCAAAGAAGAACCACTAGGGTTCATGCTAAAGGAAGAAGGTTCTATGTGGGTTCCTAAGAGTTTTCTCGGTATAGAAAGAACCTGTATATAGTTTGCTATATTTCTAGAACCACTTACATTATATGAGGACTGTAGGTAGTTTTCAAAAGAAGATCCTGTAAGTCCGTTTATACCTGTACTTGGAATTCCGTTTGTAAAGCCTGAGTAATATAGTTGGTAGATGCTTTGATAAATAAGTCTAGGGTGTTGGCCTGATTGTAAGTCACTTCCTGTGGGAATATATGGACCTGATCCGGAAACTCCTGGATAATGAAAGATCCCGGAAGCACTAAACTCTGTACTTCCTGAGACTGCCCATTGTTTTTTAGCTGTATATGTGGTTATATACGCATCTTGCTTATTTAGCTTTTTGAAGGTGCTCATTCATTAGTAGTCTAATTTTATACGAATAAGTGCTTCTTTTGTAAAGTCTTTTAATAAAGGTCTTGATAATTTTGCTACTCCTAAAAGGTCGTTATTATCATTATACAATCCAACTGCTGTTACATATGCTTGAGGAGTATTAATCATTACATCGTATCTTAACTGTCCTGAGCTTGTTAAATTGGATGGATTTGTTGTATAATTAAATTCACTATTTCTTACCCTAACAAATACATAATCTGATGTTATTGTTTCTTCAGACTGTAATTGGAAAGCAGCACCTGTTTTAATTGCACTAAAGAATCTAGGTAAGCTGAGGCTTCCTGATCCTAAATCGGTTCCTAGATTAAGCCCATCAACAGAACTATCTAGAGCAGTTCCGTTTAAGATAATAATACCCACATCAGGTAGTAATTTACCGTAACTGCCTCCTAATGAATTAGATCCTGAGGCATTGTAAGCTGCTCCGTTAGATCCGCTAATTATGTCAAATACCCTTCCTGCATCTACATAAGATACTGTCGAAAGCATTGTACTGTTATCGGTTAAGTGTAGAGTTCTACTGCCACTAGTTAGAGTCAAGTTAAAAGTACCTGGTAGTAATTTTTCTTTGTATCTTGCCCTGTCTATTGTTATTGCATATATGTAACTAGATGTCTGAGCTAAGAATTGGAAATCTACATCATCAGCACCGAATACGAGATTTCTATACTGACCGTAGATTGTAGAGGTATAAGTATTTTGCGGTACTGATGCATTATATGGGTTAACCCCTCTTCCGTATTTATCTCCAAAGGCAATATCAAATTGAGGTACTGCAGATGCATTTGTATTTACATCTAAGTCATATACGGTATAGAAAAAATTACCTGTTCCTACTCCTGTTGCTTGAGCAGAGGATGTAAAAAAAGTAGTTAGCGTGGGTGAATTGGTAGAAGACCATAATGGGGAAACTACTGATTCAGCACTGATTGTGATATCTTCAGGATCTAATCTCTTAAATGACATATCTTATTGAGTTACTTGTATAATTGTTACTGGGATAGTTATTCTAGCTCCTGAATCTCTACCTACTACGGTAATTGTGGTTTGTAGTTGAGTATTGGTTCCGAATAGGGTATTAATTGTTGTACCTGTTAAGTTAATCGATGTACCTATGACTGTTTTAGAGACATTTGTACCTAGGGTAGTTGTTGAGTTTAAAGTAGCGGCAGCAGGTGTATTTATACCTACTCCGTTGAATGTATTTAATACCCTAGCATCGGCAATTGTTGCTGTATATCCGCTAGCTTCATATGTGTTTGATGAGCCTAGGTAGTTTAAAGTCTGAGGGGTGATTGCTAAAGATGCTCCTTGCTTTAACCTGATTGCTGAGAATCCTAAATCCAGTACAGGTAATTTTGCTGTACCTCTTGGCAGAGTTGTTAGCTTATATTTCATGATTTGAGTCTCATCTGCAAATGCCTCTAATAACGGCATAGCTTCAATAGCTTCCCCGTAATAAGCAGATCCTAGAGGGTGAGTTGGATTGTATAAAGAGTAATCTACTTCGTCATCCGATAATGCAAATTGAGTAATCATAAAAGATCCATCTCCTCTTGCAAGTAATTCTCTTCCTTTTTTAGTTAAAATTGCATCAACTGTTACAATTGAATTATCTAAATATCCCATTTTTTAATTTTTATCTTATTATAAATATACGTTTTTTAAATATCTATTACAACCCTAGAAACTACAGAAGCTCCCGCTATATACTGTGCCTAGTCCATCCGTGTATAGGATCTCTTTTGAGTCCTTAACCCATATCTTAGAATTACTATTTGTTAATACATTCACACTATTGGTATCGAATTTAAATGTATTTAATAGAGGGACTGT